GATTTGAGATTTGCGGCGGCTCCTGTGCCGCTAATAAATCGCCCGATGCCTGTGCGGATTGGTTGGTATGGCATATCAACGGTCGCGCCGTTGACGGTAAATTGGCCGTTGCCGTATTTGTTTTTGGTTTGGTACTTTTTATTTGTGTCGATTTTTAAGCCTAAGCAATCGACAAACACGCCCAACGCGGCTCGCTCGGCGGCCTCGATGGTTTCGGCAGCGTTGTTTTTTGATTCGGCATAACCAAAATCTCGAATACTCAAGGCGGTGTATTGGCGCAGCCAGCGTGTACCAGATTCGCCGACGATGACTGTGGCGGCGTTGTCGGCTAATGCTTGGTTGTCAGATTTGACAAACACGCCGCCGCCGCCGTTGATTCCTTCGTGATAGTTTTCGACGATGACGACGGTGGCGCCCGGCTTATTAAATTCGCGCAGGGCGGCAATGCTTGGTACGCGGTAGGCGACGTTGCCGAATTTTTTATTTACTGTTTGCTCAACAAATTCGCGCGTTGCCAAAACGACAGCCGGGTCAACCTTGAGGCCGACGGCGTCGGTGTTGTCGATTTGGATGACCATGCGGATGATTTGCTGGCTTGCCGTGCCGCTGGAGAGGCGCGGCTTGTAGCTGTCGGCGATGCTGCCGATTGCGATCAGGTTGTTGTTGTTGTCAAAGAGGCCGACTTCTCGGATGGTAAAGTCGCCGTCTTCTTCTGGGATGAGCAGCTCGGCGATGACCTGCTTTTGGTTGTTTTCGTCAACTTCCAGCATATTGAGGCTGGCGCGATACACTTCGCGCGTCAGGGCTGTGGCTGTGGCTGACGGCGTGATGGGTTTGCCGCCGCCGTCGCCGACTGCCATTTGGCTCAAGTTGACGACTGTGCCTAATGCGGTCGCTTTGGCGATGCGCGCGGCGCCGATGTTTGTGACGAGGGTGTAGTATTGTTGGCTCATGGATTGGCTTTCGGATTGATTGTGATGACGTCGATTTGTTGTAATGCGGCGGCGGCGCGGCCTGCCGGGGATAAATTAATTTGCGGCTTGATGTACGGATAAATTGTTGTGCGCTGGCCGCTGATGGTAATGCCGCTGGCTTTGAGTTTTCCGTAGGTCATAACGCCGACGGTTAAGCCGCTTAAATGACGGCTTACCGGCTTGACCTTTTGGACGATGCGCAGCATTTCCTGATAGTCGGCTTGGCTGATGGCTTCTTCTGCCATCAGGGTCAGGCCAAAACTGGCAGGCGAGCCTAGTGGCTTGGTCTGAAACCATTCTGTAATCTTGGCTGTCACGCCAAATGGCTTGAGGGCTTCTTCGATTGCGCCGTTTGTGCCTTTGAATTTATGGGTACGGTAGGCGGATTTGATGACTTCGCGTTTGCGCTGCTCGTCCCATGTGTCGTTCCAATAGTCAACCGACAATGCCCAGGCGAGATACGGCAGCAGATGCGCAGGGATTCGGTCGGGATTCCAGAGGTCGGAGACGACGGCGTAGGGGACGGGGTAGATTTCGGCTTCGCCGAATTTCTTCTCAAAAGCCGTCCGTGTTGATGGCTGGGCGGTTTGGTATTTATTCATTTTGGCCGCCGTAACTGATATTGATTTGGGTACACAAGGCCGCCTGATATTGTGTGACCGGCATGGCGGCGGCTGGCTGGCTGATGACGACGCTCTGCACGCCCTCGACGCGGAGGGCGGCGTAAATCATCGATAAATCAACGTCGCGGCCCAGCTTGAAATTCTCGTCCACGGCTTCACGCATACGCGCGCGCGCGTTTTCTAAAATCGGCTCATAGTCGGGGGTCGGATAGACGATGATTTTGGCGTTGATTTGATACTCGATGATTTGGGCGGCTTTGACGGTCACGCGGTCGGCGGTCGGGCGGCGGTATTTGGCATTGACGGCCTCGGTCACGGCTTTGATGACGGCTTCAGACGGCACGCCGCCTGCTTGATTGGAGAGGACGACAATATCGACAACCGCGCCGCTCGGGCTGATGACGGCGATGTCGGCGACTTGGCCGTGCGCGGATTTGGCGTGTTGGTAATATGATTCCTCGCTGCCTGCCGTGGTCAGCGTTTCAAACGCGCCTTGTACGCGGCGGCGCAATGATTCATCGGATTCCAAAACCTGCTGGATGGGCGGCTCGACGGTGTAGTCCGCCTCGGTAATGACAAGGCGCTGAATATCGACATTGGCGGCGAGTTGGTCTAAGTCGCTGCCGCTGGCGTATGCCAACATCAAGCCTTTCGCGCGCTCGTTAAAGTCTTGGCGCATGAGCATTTCGGAGTAGGCGCACTCTTCCAGCAATTTGACAACCGGCTCTGATTCCAGCTCTAAAACCTTGCGCCAATATTCACGCTCGGCAGGCGTTTGGTATTCGGCAATGAAACGCTCCTTGCGCGCGGCAAGGATTTTCTCGAAGTCAATCTCTTCGATGACGTCGGGAGCTGGAATTTTTGACAGGTCGGCAATTTGCGGCATTTTTATTTCCTGATGCTGTATGTCTCAAGTGTGCCGGTCGAGATGTTGACGGCTTCGATGTTGATGATGACTTTTGCGTCGTTGGCGGCGGCTGCCGATACGGTGGCCGCCTGAATTTCAATGCGCGGCTCCCACTTTGCGATGGCGGCGCTGGCGGCCGCTTGGCATTGCAAGAGCAGGGCAGGGGTAATCGGTTGGTCTAATAATTCGGGCAGCAGGCTGCCATATTCTTCGCGCATCAGGCGCGTGCCGATGCGCGTGAACAGGATATTTTTTATTGACTGGCGGATGTGGTCGTAGAGGCCGATTTGACGGCCTGTTTCGCTGTTGGTCATTCTGGTTTGCCTGTCTTGCCGCCGCTGTCGCCTGGGTGAATGTGGTCATCGACGACAATGCCGTTGGATGTGATTTTGCCGGTATTGGTCAGCGTGCCTTCGTGGTTGATTGCGCCCTTGATGGTTGTGCCGCCGCCTCCTTCGCCGCCGCTGCCGCTCATGCCTGCCGTGTAGGTCAGCAGGCCGTTGCTTGTTGTCATTTTTTGGATGACAACGTTGCCGGTGATTAGGGTATCGGGCGCGTCGATGGTCAGCTTGGCGACGGCTTTTAATGTCATTTGGCCTGCGCCGTGGTTGTAATTAATGATTGCGCCGTCTGGAAACTTGACGACGGTCTCGTCAGCCGATTGGGCAGGGCTTGGGAATGATGCCGATGCCATGCCGCACAAAACCATGCCGTTGGCGGTCTCGCCGCTTGGCGACAATATGATGCAGTTTTCGCCGACGCTCGGGGGGCGGTGTACGGATACGCCGCCTGCGAATGGGACGAAATAGGGCAGCCAGTCGCTCGTCAGCTCGCCATGCTGCACGCGTACCAATGCGCGCGCCGGGTCTGATTCGGCAATCACGCCCTGCTTGATGATGTTGGCTATTTTTCTGTTGAGTTCGGCGGTCATTGGGTTTGGGTTTTGGTTCGCGTGCGTGTAATGGGCATAGTTTGGCAAGCGGTGGACGGTTTTTCTATTTTTGGCGGTTTTGATGGTTTTTTTTAAAAGAGAGGCCGTCTGACAACGGGTTCAGACGGCCTTTTTATTCGTGGGCTGCCATGTGGCTGATGACTAGATTCTCAATGACTTCGAGGTCGCCATCACTAAAACCTAAGAGATGACGCTCGGGTCGGCCGTCGTCGCCGTATTGGTGGGCGGCAGCGATGTAGGCTGTCAGGCCGCTGACGAATTTGATAGCGACGCCCATGCTGTCTATTTGGGCGCGCAGGTATTTGGCGCGGTGTATTTTCGTGAACATGCGCGATTTCATCCGCTCTTTGGCAGGCTTGCCGTCTAAGACGCGGATATAGTCTCTGTTAAATTTTGACACGCCGCGCGTTTCCAGCTCGTAGCCCCATTCATACTGCGGATCGTAGGCGGCCGTATTGCTGCGCGTTTTCTTGGCGGCGCTGGCGGCGGTCTTGATGTTTTTAAATTGGCGGATTCGTCCGGCGTGTTTGCCGGAGAGATAGACAAAGCGTTGGCCGACTTTGAGCCGCTCGCCGTCTTTGAGCTTTCGTCCTTCGTCGTCGTGACCGGCGCGCGGCGTCATGGCGTTGCCTTCAGGCTCGACGTTGGCGCGGATGCGCTGGCGGTTGGCTTTTAAAACGACTTTGCCAATATCGCTTTTCAGGCGGCGCAGCTCTGTCGGGGAGAGCTTTGCAATGTATTCGTCAATGTTCTTGATGTAGAGATTTAAGGCGTCGGCGGTCATTTTTTGTCTGTTCCGATGCCCAGCGCGGTCATCAGGTCTGAATGGTTGGCATTGCGCGGATGGCCGATGACGATGTTGCCTTGGTCGTCGGTCAGCACGGTGGTGCGCTCGGTCAGGTTTAACTCAATCAGGATGTCGCAGGTGTTGTTGCTCAACAGCTCGACTTCAAAGCTGTAATCTGTCGAGGTGGTCGCGCCCGGACCGATTATTTGTGGGTTTTCCTCTTGCAGCCAGGCGATGACGACGGCGTTTAAGACGTCGATGTTGCCAGTAAAGTCGGTAATCATGACGCTCAAACGGTATTTGGTCTCATGGCTCAATGTGCCTTTCGAGGCGACGATTTGGCCGTTGGTCACAAACATCGTCAGCTTGTCGGGATTTTGGCGCAGCTCGGGCAGATGCTTTTGGATTTCAGCGCGCAGTAAAGCTGGTTTTTCCATATTTTTCTTGTTCTCGTTGGCAGTCGATACAGAGGCGGCAGCCGGGGACGGCTTGGCGGCGAGCTTCGGGGATGGGTTCGCCGCATTCTTCGCACTCATAGGCTGATGGGTAGTTTTGCGCGGCGCGGTCGGCTTGTCGTGCTAAGGCGTGGGCGCGTTGCATTTCTTCCAGATCGCAGGCGCGGTCGATAAAATCGGTCATTTTTCCGTCTCCTCTTCTTGGTGGAGGCAGGCGGCGAGGGTGTCGCGGTAGAGGCGGCACTGCTGAAAAGCTGTCTTGTAGGCGGAAATGGTATAAACCAAGTCGGCATTGGTTTTGATTTCTGCTGGCGGATTGACGGTACATTTCGGCACTGGTGGGCAGGTGTCGGCGGCTGGGATGGTCAGCGGCTCTTTGGTGGCGCAGGCGGTCAGGGCGGCGGCGAGTAAGATGGGAAATATCGTTTTCATGGCTGTACTTTCTAAGATAGGGCGTGTCAAACACGCCCTTTTTTTATTTGATGGTTTTGGCTAGGTCTTCGGGGACTGCCTGATTTGCCCAATCGTGATTTTTTTGGATGGCCGTCTGAATCTGCTCATTTTGGCCGGCCGTTTCGGCTGTCAGCTTGTCGAGCTGCGCTTGCATGGCTCGGCTGCGCTGGTGGTAGAGTTTCAGGGCTGCTTCTTTTTGCTTGATAGTATCGGCCTGCGTTTTGATTTCCTGCTCTTTGGCTTTGATTGTGCGGTTTGCTTTGAGCAGGCCGTTCATCAATAGGGCGCAGGCGAGGAATAGGGCGATGCAGAATGAAATGACTGTTTTCATGGTGCGTCCTTTAGTCCTTTAGGCAAGCTCGAAATGTGGGCCGTCGATAAAAGCGCGTTTACCGGCGGCGCGGCGTTCGGCAACGTAGTCGGCGACGAGTTGGGTTGTCGGCTTGTTGGTGTCGTTGAGGGTTTCCCAGCAGCCGCCCCAACGGACGCGGATGTTTAATTCTTTAGCAGCGGCGCGCATGGCTTCGGCGATGGGATAGAAATTTTCCCACGCCCATGAAATCTCTTTGGTGCCGTTGCCGTCGAAGTCGCCCCACGGAATAAGGTCGGAGGCGTGGCCGTAGCCGTCTGTTTGTTTTAGGTGTTTGCTGTTGAGGGTACGGCTTGCACCGGCGGCGACAAGTCGCTTTTGTCGGTCGAGTGTGCGCAGTCCTTCGTTTACGCTGAAATCTTGGCTTGTCAGCTCAATCGCGCGCTTGATGACTTTAACGAGGTTTGGATGGACGCCGTTTAATTTTGACAGGCTGGTTTTGCCCAGGGTGTAGGTTTGTTTTTCAGTCATTTGTGAGGCTTTCTTATGGGTTGGTCTGATGTTTGGTCGAGGTCGGCAGGATGCTGTTTACATTGCCGCCGTGCCAAATTAATGCTCCGGTATGGAGGGCTAATCCGAAAATCAGCCCCCACACGGCGGCGGAGTAGAGTTTGAATATCACGGCAATCATCAGCCCGATCATCCAGGCGAATTTGAGCCAGGCAATAAAACTAATGAGGGGCTTATGGGTGCGACCGCGTGTATCGAAAAACAGGATGCGCCATGCTCCGGCAGCAGTCAGGGAGATGATGGCGGCGGCTTGCATTGGGGTCATTCACTCTCTCCTTTATTTTGGTTTGGTTGGCTTGTCGGCTTGGCTGTGCCGACAAAGTCGATCAGGCGGTTGACGATGACGACGACGAGGGCGGAAAACAGGGCGGCGCCCAAAAATTCGTTAAATTTCAGCGGCTGGGCATCCGGGCGGATGATGCTTAATACCCAGTTGAAAATCCCTGCGGCGGTTTCGCCGCCAAAGATGCCGCTGAAAAAGGAAACGGCGAAGAGCCAAGCCTTAGTCAGTGGGCTGTGTTGGTTTTGGCTCAAAATAAACAGGCTGGCGCCGACGGCCGCGCCGAAGGCAACAGATGCGGCCATGTGATAACTGCCGATGACGATGACGGCCGCGTTGATGGCGGTGGTGGTTTTGGTTTCGTTCACGTTTTCTAATCCCATAAATTAATAGTTTTGATTGTTTGGTTTTGTTCGATTTTGGGCATGACGATGGTCAGCCCGGCAGGCAGTTGGACGGCTTGGCGGCTTAGTTTTGGATTGACGGCGAGGATTTGCTCAACCATGCCGCTGGACTTGCCGTAATACTCGTAGGCTAGGCGGCTGATGGTGTCGCCGTCGCGCGTGATGATGGTGTTGTTTTGGGTGTGCATTCAGACGGCCTTTAGATTAGCTCGCAATCGATGCGCGGCTTTTTGAGCAGCTCGGCGATGGCGTGATGGCCTTCTCGGCGGTAGTCTTCGGCGGTCTCTTGTTTAGCGTCGCTGCGCGCGGCGGTCTTGCCTGTGCTGTCGTAGTCGTTGTAAATCTCTAGGAGCAGGGCTTTTGTGTAGCTGTACACGGCGCGGCGGTAGCGGATGTTGGCGAGCGGCTCGCCGTTGATTCGGCGTGGGTCGGTTTGGCTGATGTGTTGCGCCAATGGGACGATGGCGATGATGTCTTTGAGCTGGTCGTTGACGTAGGCGACGGCGTTGACGGCGGTCTCGAAGAGGCGGTCTGGTGTGATGGTGGTGTCGATGCGCATGTCGCGGCGCAGCTCGTCCAGGTCGATGACCGGCCAAAAGTCGCCGCTGTCGATGTGTTGTTTGTCGATGGTTTGTGTGTTGGCTGGGGCGGCGGTATTAAAGTTAAATCCGGTCATTTCAGACGGCCTTTTTTATTGGGGGTATGGCAGGGGCGGCGGCGCAGGCTGTAAGGGATTGGTCTTGCAGACAGGCCGCCGTCTGCCATACGGCGGGGGAGCTTTTATTTTTCGAGCTGTTTTTTCAGCGCGTCGATGCGTTTTTTGACGCCGCTGCGCGCGTTGTAGGCGTAGGCTTGCTCGTAGAGGGCGAGGGCGTGGTCGTCTTCGCCTTGCTCTTCGGCGCGCTCGCCTGCGGCTTTGAGCAATTTGGCGCGGATCTGGTCGGGCATGTTGTTGATGTGCAGGCCGTTGTCTGCTTTGGCTGTTACCCAGTCAATCAGGGTTTGCAGGTTGGGCAGGCTGATGTCGCTGCCTGCGCTGATTTGCTCGGCCATTTGCTCGATGATGATTTCGGGCATGGTTCGGCTGTATTCGTCGGTCGATGCCATTTGTGTCTCGATGGCGAGCTTCGCCAGCGGCATGGCGGCGTCGAGCGCGCCGGTGTCAATCATCCAAACTAAAATCGTCGGGGTCACTTGGTCGTCTTCGGCGGCGCGGCCGGTATCGATGACGCCTTTAATCCAGTCGGAATAATTCGGAATCATGGCGGCTTTGGCGATGATTTTGTCTTGGATGGAGTCGATATTTTTTAGAATCGCTTTGTCGTCTTTGAGGCTTTTGTAGAGGCGCTGATAGACGGTCAGGGCGTTGATGTCGATGTTGTCTGTTGCGGCTGTTGCGGCAATGCTTTGGTCAAAGTGTTGGCGGAGTAGGGTCATTTCAGACGGCCTTTCTTTTTGTATTCGGGGGCTTGCGCCCCCTGTTTTTATTTGGTGTAGGTCAGGTTTTCAATCAAAACCGCCGCGCCATATTCTTCGACAATGAAGTCGATGTTCTTCGATTGCAGGCTCTCGAGCTGGTCTTTACGTGGGTTGTCCACGATTTGACGGCGCTCGCCGCTGATTTGGTAGTAAATCGACAGGTTCGACAACGGGGTAATCAGCAGGGTGTTTTGCGGCATATTGGGGACGTACATGACCGGCAGGCCGCCCAATGTGCGCTCTTTGTTCAAGCGGCCGCCTGATTCGATTTCGGTGGAAATCTCGCCTGATTTATTGATGATGCGCAGGTATTTGTCGCCAACAGTGCGGCGGCTTGCCAAGACGACAAAGTCGGAGCGGTCGGCGAAGCGTTCGTCCATCATGACGTTGAGCGCGTCTGTGACGACGGCATCGAGGTTTTTGTAATCGGTTGCGCCCGGGCCGTATGGGACGGATGCGGTCGATGTGCCGGTGGTGCCGATGCAGCGTGATTTGTTTTCTTCGCGCATTTTTTGCAGCCAACCTTTGGCAACGTCTTGCAGCATTGCGTTGGAGGTTGCGTCAGAATCTGCGGCGCGGCTGGTGCCGTTCATGCCGATGGTGACCAAAGACAGAGCTATGGATTCGGCGATTTTTTTGTTGATGTGTTTCGGGAAATCGGTCAGGTGCGCCCATTGGTCGATTTCGTCATAGCGCAGGGCGGCGTCAAAATTTGTTTTTTCGAGCGTGTACTTGCGGCCGGTTAGGTTGTGAATCGGCTTCGGTTTGCGTTCTTTTCCTGCGCCGGTGGTGTCGGTATTGCTGCCGATCAGGCCGGAGGAAAGGCCGATAACTTCGCCGACTTTTTCAGTTTTCGGGCGCAGATTGATTTTTTGCAGCAGCTCGGTGTTTTGTGCGATTTCGTCGTACATGGTCTGCACGGCGGTCGGGGCGATGGTGTAGCCGTTGCTGACTTGCTCTTTGCTGATGCCTTGTGCGGCGGCGACGTCGGAAATCATCGCGGCGATGGCGAGACTTAATTTAGTTTGGTTCATGGTGCGCTTTCTGTGGTATTGGGTATTAGGGGGATGGGTGGATTTCGGTTTTCTTACCAAGCAACGCGCGTGGCGGATTGGCTGCCGCTGTGTTCTTGGCGTTGGCCGCTGTATGGCGCGGCTTCGATTTCGGCTTTGAACTTGTCAAACTCAGCGCGCAGGGCGTTGTATTCGGTTTGCTGGGCTTCGATTTTCTCGTCCAGTTTCTCGATTAATTGGGCGGCTTTGCCGAAACCGTCCCAGCCATCTTTCTTGAATTGCTGGCCGTCTTTTGGCTCGCTTGGTTGCTCCGGATTGATGGCAGGGGTTTCCGGCTGCGCCGGTTCTTTTTTGCTGAAGTATTTGGCAAACAGGCGGCTGAAAATGCTTTCTGCGTGTTCTTCGGTCAGTGGTTTGACGGTGTTGTCGGCTTGGTTGCTGTCTTGGTTGTTGTCTTGGTTGTTGTCTTGAGGCTTGGTCATGGCGATTTCCTGCGTTTCGGTTGGTCGGTAGGCGGTAAAGATTTTTTCTTCGGCTTTGGTCTTGGCGGCGGTGTAGTTTGCAGTCGTGCCAAGACTTGCCGGGGTGTCGGTAATGGCGAGGCCGGTCAGGTAGGCTTTTTTGGTATCGGCAAAGCGCGGCGTGATTTCCATGCTCGTGTAGATTTTTTGGCCGCTGTCCCAAAGTTTTTGGAGGCTCTCGGTAATATTCAGCTTGGCCAGCAGTGCGGTTTTGGTTTCGTCTTTCGCCCACGGCTCGGCTTTGAGTTCGACGACGTCGCCGTAGCCGCCTGCGAAATCGGGAAACAGAAAATTCATGTGTTCCAAGTTGATGCGCGCGCCGTAAATTTCGGGGTCGTATTGGTCGGCCATTTCTTGCAGCTCTTTGGCTAAGATGGTGCGGCCGTCTGCGGTTTCGCCGCTGACGCCGATGACGCGCCAATCGGTTTTTTTATAGGTCATGGGGTATGTCTCGCGTGTGGATGGGCATAGTTTGGCAAGCGGTGGCCGGTTTTTCTATGCTTTGCGATTTTTGAGGATTTTTTTAAAAGGCGTTTGGGTTTAAGGCGGTCTGAAAATCATTGATTGTTTGGTTTTCAGACTTTTTTATTTTTTGAGAGATGACAAAAGAATCGTTAATCAAACCAAACGTCGATCCGCGCTTGATGGCGCGTGAGCTTTATTGGCAGGGCTGGCGGATTTCGGAGATTGCCCGACATCTTGGTCTTAAGGCTCCGGCAGTCTATTCCTGGAAAAGCCGCGATAATTGGGACGGAGGCAGCCCGGCGGTGCGCGTGGCTGCTTCGGCGGAAATGCGTTTGCATGTGTTAATTGCGCAGCCGAAGAAATCGGACGCCGACTATAAGGAAATGCGGCAGCTTTTCGCGCTGGTATCGGGCGGCAAGAAAGCCGACGCGCGTCAGCCTGATTTAAATGAGGTCGAGCAGGCGGCCGCGCCTGTGGTTTCAGACGGCCTGCCCTGGGATGTGCCGACTATCGACAATCCGCCGCGTGAGCGTCGGGAGCGTGAGAATGTACGCGCGGCAACGAAGCCTGCGCCGAATAGTTTCACGGCAGAGCAGGTCTTGCGATTGCAGGAAATCTTCAGGGAGCAGATGTTTGAGTATCAGCGGATTTGGTACGACCAAAAGGTACGTTTCCGCAATCTGCTCAAAAGTCGTCAGATCGGGGCGACGTTCTTTTTTGCGCGTGAGGCATTGGTTGACGCGTTGACGACTGGGAAAAATAAGGTGTTTTTGTCGGCGTCTAAGGCGCAGGCGTTTCAATTTAAGCAATACCAAATCGACATGGCGCAGATGGTCGGCGTCGAGCTGAAGGGCGCAGATATTCGCTTGGGCAATGGCTCGGTCTTGTACTTTTTGGGGACTAATTCGCGCACGGCTCAAGGCCGACACGGCGACTTGTATGTTGACGAGTATTTCTGGATCCCCGATTTCAAAGAGCTGACGCGCCTGGCGAAGCCGATGGCTTCTCAACGTCAATATCGGATTACTTATTTTTCGACGCCCTCGGCTGTTTCCCATCCGGCTTATTCGTTTTGGAATGGGGAGCAATTTAATGAGGGGCGCGAAAAATCAGAGCATATCAAACTCGATGTCAGCCATGACGCGCTGGTTGACGGCCGCGCCTGCGAAGATGGGCAATGGCGTCAGATTGTGACGCTCGACGATGCGGAGCGGCGCGGCTGTAATCTGTTTGACCGCCAGCAGCTTCTACTCGAGAACTCACCAGCGGAATTTCGGCAGCTCTTTATGTGTGAGTTTGTGGAGGACGGCGACAATGTCTTTGACTTCACTGCATTGCAACGCTGCGCGGTCGATTCGTGGGACGAGTGGGCGGAATTTTATAAACCGTTCGCGGCGCGCCCTGTTGGGAATCTTCCTGTTTGGTTGGGCTATGACCCAGCTGATTCAGGCGACGCGGCGGCTTTTGTGGCGGTTGTGCCGCCTCGCTTTGCTGGCGACAAGTTTCGAATTGTTGAGCGTCAGATGTTGCACGGCAATGATTTCCAAAGCCAGGCGGCATTTATTAAAAAGGCGTTCGAGCGATACAACGTTCAGAAAGTCGTTATCGATAAAACGGGATTAGGCGCGGCTGTCTTCCAGATTGTGCAGGGATTCTATCCGCCTGTCGTCGGGGTTCAATATTCGATGCAGGAAAAGTATTTGATGATTAATAAGATGCACGCGCTCATGCGTGAGCGACGCGTTGAGTGGGAGCTTGATTGGAAAGATTTCACGGCCGCTTTTATGAGTATTCGCACGGCTGTGACCGGCAGCGGCCGCAATGTGACCTATGTCAGCGGTCGGACGAAAGAGTTGAGCCATGCGGATGTCGCGTGGGCGGCGTTGCAGGTGTTCTACCAAGAGCCGCTCGACGGGGCGGCGGCGCGTGGTTCGGTTGATGTTTATTAATGAGAGGTTTTTATTATGGATAATGAGATTTTAAAAGAGGGCAAGTTTGACTGTGATGTATTCTCGTTTGAGGATTACCAAGATGTTTACAGTCTTTTCGACTTTATCGGCTGCTTTGATAACGGCCATTGGTACGAGCCGCCTGTCAACTTGTACGATGTCGAGCGCCTGCTGACTAAAGGGCTGCACCATGCGTCCGCTCTGCTTGCCAAGTTGAACATTTTGAAAGTTACTTTTAAGCCGACGGAATTTTTGAGCCGCTCGGAATTTGAAAAGCTGGCTTTTAATTATTTGGTTTTGGGCAATGGCTATCTTGAGATGCAGCGCAATCGGCTGGGCAAGGTCGTCGGAATGAAAAGCCGCTTGGCTTTGTACATGCGCCGCGATTCAAACCTGAAAGACTTTGTCTATCTTCGGAATAATTTTGTGCAGTTGAACTATGAAAAAATCTCCGGCGACGATGTGATCCATATCATGCAGCCGAATCTGAAACAGGAAATTTATGGCGTGCCTTATTATTTGGCGGCGATGGATTCTATTGATTTAAATTCGGCGGCGACAAAATTCCGCGTCCGCTATTATAAGAATGGGTCCCACGCTGGATTTATTCTCTATTCGACTGATACGCAGATTGACGAGGCCGGCTGGGATAAGGTTAAGTCGCAGCTCCGTCAGTCGAAAGGCGACGGCAATTTTAAAAATGTTTTGCTGCGCGCGCCGGGCGGAAATCCTGACGGGATTAAACTAATCCCTATCGCGGAGGTCGCGGCTAAGGACGAGTTTCTAAATATCAAAGCCGTGAGCGCGGAAGATATGATGGCGATTCATCGCGTACCCCCTGCGCTGATGGGGATTGTTCCGAAGTCTGCCGGAGGTCTTGGCGACGCGATGACGGTGGCAAAAGTGTTTGCTACAAACGAGGTCAAGCCGTTGCAGCAAAGTTTCATTGACGTTAATGAGCGAATCGGGCTTAAAGTTTTTGACTTCGACAGCTATCAAGTCGAAGAGCCAACGCCGAAATAAAATCAAACTCAAAAGAAAAGCTGAATCCTAGAAAATGGATTCAGCTTTTTTTATTTTTGGGAATTTTGACCGGCCGCGGAGCGGCTCGCCGCGCACTGCCCTCCGCGCCTCCGCATTAAAAAAATCCTCTGCATTTTTATGCAGTCGGGCGATATACTCAAAGTCTTATATTCTGACGGTCTTTCATATATTTTTTATTACGCGTTTTTTATGCGATTTTACGCAAAATTCCGCGTTTTCTTTCTAAATTATTCGCTGTCTTTTTGACGGCGGTATTTTTCGCGTAATGCCATCACATCACGGCCAAATAATTCCAACGCTTCGCGGCGTTCCTCTAGCAGTTCGGAGCGGTCGTAGGCTCGCTCGGTTTTGTCTGCAATGCCGTGTGATAGCAATAATTCCCCCACATCGCGGCGGATTTTGTGTTTTTCGCGGAGGTACGTTCTGGCAAGACTTCGGAGGCCGTGGGCGGTTGTGTCTAGTTTCATTTTCCGCCGTAGCTTCAGTCGGACGGTTTCACGGTCGAGCGATTTTGTAAAGCCGCTTCCTTCAAATAAATAAATTCCGTTGACGTTTAGCTTGATAGCCTCGTTATAAATTTGAAGCAGGGCCGATGATAACGGCACGATATGCGGCCGCGTCTTCATTCGCTCAAGTGGGATTTCCCATGTTTTCTGCTCAAGGTCAATTTCTTTGAGTAGCGTCCCGGCAGCTTCAGACGGCCTCGTCATGCTTAAGAGTTGCCAATAAATCAGCAGGCGCGCACGGTCGCCGATACCGTCGGCGGTTTCTAACTTTTCGATTAGTACCGGCAGCTCGTCATATTTCAAAGACTTAAAGTGTCGCTCTTTGGGTTTGTCAAAAACCTGCTTTCCGATAACGGTCACGGGGTTGCTTCTTAGAGTTCCGTCGGCGACATAGTAGTCAAACATCAAATTTAAATTTCCTTTGACACGCCGCAGATATTCCAATACGCCGCGCGCTTCCATTTTACGGAGCATTTCGACAATCTCGGCCGTTTCGATTGTTCGGATGTCGCGTCCTTTAAAAACTGGAATCGCGTTCAGTTCAAGCGCCGACAAGACTGCTTTCGCATAACGCGGTGCTTTTCCGCTGCCATCTTTGCCGCCCGATCTAGCCCAGCGATCATACCAAACCGCCAAACAATTCTCGAAGCGATATTTCGCGGCTACATCATCAGATATGATTTTGGGGTCTTTCCCTTCGCCAATTTTTTTTAATATCTCTTCTCGCCATTGCCTTGCGTCGGCAAGCCCGAATTTTGGGAAAAGTCCTAGCGTCAGCGTGTCTGCCTTGCCATCGGTAGGGCGGCGGTATTGAAGCCGCCATGACTTCTTCCCCGATGGAAGCACCCAAAGAGCGAGGCCGCCGCCATCAGGCAGCTTGTACATTTTATCTTTCGCTCGCGCGGCTTTGACTTGTGCCAGCGTCAATGGGGTCACGATTTTTGGCATTTTTAAATCCGTTTTTTGTCGATACCAAATAAAATACCACAAAAAAACAAAAAAGATTTAAACCTTTTTAAAAGCGTTTGATATGCTTAGACAAACAAAAGCCCCTTAAATTCTTAATATTTAAGGGGCTTTTTCTGTTTTTGAAAAGTTCGTAAAACTTTTAAAAGTATCTATGGCAGAGAGGAAGGGATTCGAACCCTCGATACGCTATTCACGTATACACGCTTTCCAGGCGTGCGACTTAAACCACTCATCCACCTCTCTGTGGACTATTATCCTGACTTGTTATCAGAATAATGTGAAAAATTGACTGATTGATTTATCAGTGGTGCCCAGGAGAAGACTCGAACT